ACTAATACTACCCTCGGATCATCTTTAACGGGTGGGTCAGCCCAAGCACCGTCTAATAAGGCAATTACCTGTGTCTTTCCTCTAATTTTATCAAGAATATCATCTATCGTTCTAGAGAGAAACATCTCGTTTCTACTTGGGATTATAATACTTAGATCATATTTCATAATTTCTTTTGACATCCTCTACTGTACCCCAGTAGGGAAACCTCTTAATTGGTTGAACATTTGGAGTTAATGCTGTTCCAAAACTCACTCCCTGTCTCGTTTTTATATTTATAAGTGGTTCTCCTGTGAACTTCTGCCATTTTAATTCTGGGCTTGAAAAAATCTCTATTCCCTTTATCTTTTCTTTTAATAATTTAATGTAATGTTCTCTTTCCAGTATTATACTTCCTCCGGTAGTTCCGTGCTTATAAAACCTTGTCCTATTCTCTCTGTTCCACATCAGCCAGACATTATCATAGGTATATATTACACTCGGGTCTGTTGGTATAAAGTCAAAGTATCCTTTTTCCGGGTACAAACAATCAGATTCGGTCATTATTACATATTTTGTCTTTGCCGCTTCGCATCCTATGATTGCCTGTTTAAAAGAATTCTTATAGTTCTGTCCTATGTCTCCTACGCAGATATTCTTTCCAAACTCTATCGGTTTCTGGGAGACTGATATTATCGGTAAATTCCCTTTAACTTTTAAAATATTCCCTATTACTTTGTTTTCAAATGACTCCTTCTCTTTGTTGGCCGTATAATAAACTATTGTTCTATTTACTTTCTTGGGGTGGTGAACCCATCCCCACTTATTAAAAAAATATCTTCTGGACTCATAACGTTCTTTTCGTCTATCCACTATCCTGGAATGAATTAACCTACAATCCTCGTTAATCATCGTATGCTTGTCTGGAAATGCCTGTTCGGTCTGTAGGCAGAAATCGGTATCTTCAAATCCTGGCCCATATCCTTCATCAAATCGGAGACCTGTTTTCTTAAATGCGACACATCCAAAAGGAACTATATTAAACTTTGTTCCCTGATACATCATCGGAGCATCTGTTCCGTCTAGTTTCGTTAGTCGTGCTGCCACTATGCTCACTGAATTGTCCTCTAGTGGTTTTATAAGAGCTTTATCCCATCCTGGAAAGAATCCTGTTATATCATCATCAATCATTATCATTATCTCCCCCTTTGCTTTCTCTAGGCAGTAATTTCTATTTTTTGAAGGGCTTTGATTTATACAACTTGCTATTACTTCTGTGTCTTTATAATAAAGGTTGTCTTTTATCTCTTTTATCTGCTCGTCAACATTTTCTTTAAGGGTTGGGATTTGGATTGTTTTGTTTATCTTTAACATAAAACCAAGTTTTGTTTCCTATCAGAAATAAAGGTTTAATTTTTCTTGCACTAACCCATCCGTCAACTGCTGCTCTCACCTCAAACATATAATTTGTATAATCGTGTCCTGCCACTATCCCTCCAACCTTCACTTTTTTTGACCACTCAATTATATCTCTTACTACGAACTCAAAGTCGTGGTTACCGTCTATGTAGACAAAGTCTAAAGATTCATCCAGGAAATCATCTATGGCATCCATACTAAACTTTCTAACAAATTCAACGTTATATTTGGCCAGTCTGATTTTAGCGGTTTCATAATAACCATCCATCAGTGCTTGGTCCCTAAACTCTGAATACTCATCGTAAGACTTATAGGGGTCTATAAGAAACAGTTTTAACCCCCTCATCTTGTGGCATAACCATTTAGAATAAAGTCCCCTTAATACTCCTATTTCTGCTCCAACCCCACACTCTAATCTATTTAACAAGCTACCAAAACCATCGGTTCTATTGATAGGAAGTTTTACTATTGATTGATTTAAATCTACTTTGAACTTGTCTTTTATGTGTTTAAGTGCATCCATATATCTTTTCTGCCCAATCGGCCGGATAATTCGGTATGGGCATGTTTTTATTTATTAAATCTATAAAGAAGTCTTTTTGTTCGTGAACCCAGTGACCATAAGAGTAATCATAGCTTGCCTGAACATTAGTGTATTTATACTGCCTCTTTTTCATTTGCTTCTTTAAAAGATGTGCATACCAGGTATTCTTATTAACTACTGCCCGACCACCTTTTAAGATGGTTGTCAAACATATCTCCTCTCCTTCTTGACCCCAGCCCATATAACCTTCAACTTTCATAAACCTCATTCTGTCAAAGTGTTTCCTGGTCATAAAGAAGAATGATGCCTGGGTTGTTATAATATCGTCAATCATAATATCCTTTCTTTCCCTGGCCTTGCTATCCCATCTATATTGTTTAAAAGAACTGTTTTTTAATGCCCGCCATATCCAGTAAGTATAATCAATACACGGTCTATTTTCCCACGTCTTTCCTTCCCAACTTTCCATACTTAATCTTCTTCTTCTCGGTACTACTACCCAATCATCAGCACAATCCTTTGCTAAAACTTCATCAAATCCTTCGGCTACTGCACAATGAGCGTCCATCCAGCAGATAAACTTACCTCTTGAAATAGATACTGCTGCGTTCACTGCCTGTCTCTTCCTTCTTTCGTGGTTGTACGGAAGTGGAAAGCTGATATATTTTACCCTTTTATCCTCTATCTTCTCGTAGGGAGTGTCTCCGTAGCCGTCTAAGACGACAATCATCTCTATCTCCCCTGTGGCTTTCTTTAAAACATCCTCTATCGTTTTATTAAGGAACTGTTCTGTCCGGGCCGGTATAATTACCGAAAGCATTATACTTCATACCCTGTTACCATCACATAAACTGTTCCTCCACTCGTTGTTATCGTTAAATCTGCTGTATCCTCTCCCGAAAAGAGAGGAGTTTGAAAGGAGTGAGACCATCCTGAATTACCTGCCAGTTCTGCTTTCCATACTGGGTCATCTCCCCCTGTTTTATCATCTTCTAATATAATCGTTGCTGCTGTTGATGTATTTATAAATATATCTGTTATATACCATCTCTTTCCTGCGGCCGGACTCCAGATTATTCCATCGGTTACTGCTCCAACATTTGTATAATATTTTGTAACATGACTGGAAGATACATCTTTTTTGTGAGGTTCTGCCTCTATACTTCCTCCTACCTTTAAAACTCCTGCTGAATTAGCTTGTATAGGTGTAAAGTCTCCCGCTCCATTTATCTGTGCAAATAGTGTTGATTTCACTACTTGTGCCGATCTATCGGGGGACATATCAGTAACTAATCTATGAATTGATGTTAAAGAGTTTCGTGGATGTAAAAGTGTTTGCACACGGAAATGAGTTTGTAGGGTTCCTCCATTAGTATAAACAACCCTGAAATATCTACCCGTTACTGGAAACTGAAATCTTCTTGTATCACTCGCAGAAATATCCATTGTAAAGGTATATACATCATCCCAGTTGATATTGTCGGTTGAGAATTGAAATGTCATCCCGTCAACTGCTGAGTCGTGAGATGCCGATAACATAATTGTTATTGTTTGATAATCAATAACGTCAACACCAGTCCCCGTATAAACCCCACCTATACCCAAAAGTGCAGTTGTACTATTATTTGTATCGTCTATATTGGGAGTTTTTTGTATAATATTTCCTCCTCCACCTCCCAAAGCCATCTTTGTTAATGCTTTGTATTTCTTTCCTTTCTCGTCAGTTAATATAACATTTAAAGGTTTTTTCTGATTAAATTCAATCTTTGGCTTCTGTTTTAATGCGTCTGCAATACTTTTAATCAATCCCTTTAATCCCTTAACCTCCATTTCTTTAGGAATCTTTACCTCTGCTGGCTTTACAATCACTCTTGGAACAGGAACAACTATCTTGGGGAGTTTAATCTCAGGAATATTCACATTAGCCTCAGGAACCTTAATCTCAGGAACAATAACTTCTATCTTGGGTTGATCAACACTTACGCTAGGAGCCTCTACTTTAATAGCAGAGATAATATTTTGTATCTCCGTAGCGTTCATTCTTGAATTCTGTGCGATTTCCTTTAATAAAGGAGTTAAAACACTAACCAAGTCTTTTCCTACGTTGGCTACTATAAACTTTCTATCCTCCTCGTTCCTTGCCCTTCTAGCTTTTTCTACCGCTGTATCTATTGAACTTTTAAGTTGTTTAAGTTTATTTGCTTTTAACATGTTAAGTTCGTGAAGTTAATCCTTCTAATTCTCTAACCCCTTTCATTATTCCATCGGCCATTTGATTCTCTTGTTGTCCTGGCATCTCTGGAACTTGAATTTGAGGTTGTTCTGCTTTTTTCTTTTCAAACTCTTCAACCTCTCTTAATTCATCAGGAGTTAAGTCTATAATCTCAAGAGTTCTTCTTTGAATAATCCTTTGAAGTGCGGGATTATCAGGGAATTGTTGTTTTACTGCCATTAGTTTCTGTAATCCACTCACATTCTCTGCTTCTTGTTCAGAGCTTGACTTAGATATAATTTGGTATCCTTCCTTTGACTTCCACTCTATTGGTTTAATCTTTCTAGACCATATCTTTCCCTTAGAAGAGGTCTTATAGAGAGTCCTCGTTTTACCATCGTTGGCATCCAGGATTTTGTACCATTTTGAGGCTAATTCTTTCCAAGACCTTCTATAAAACTTAGCCATACTCATCGTCATCTCCATTGATTTACCAACAAGCATTTCAACCTCCCCTAAGGTAATTTGTTTCTTCTCTGACACCCCTTTCTCTGTAGCTGTAGTAGATGTACCCTTCTCTACAAGCTTAATTAAGAAATCAATCATCGTAAGTGTATCCTCTAATCCTGATATATTAACCGGCATTATCGTGTCTTTAGGATTACCTGGAGCTGGGAGCATTTTTCCTGCACCAGGAGTATAAGTTTGAGGTTGGTATCCTTGTTGAGTTGAGTCATACCAATGCATTTGGAAGTTCTTTAGAGTTCTATTCTCTATCATTTGAGAAAACCATATATTTAACACCTTATTAGGAACTCTCACTAAATCAGCAGGCCCATCTGACCATATATCTTGAGTTTCTACGTCATCTCCCCAAGTTACGAATGGTAAGAAGTCCACTCCTAGCATCTTTTTAAGTGGTTCCTTTAAGAGTCTAATACGATCATCTACATAAACCACTACATATCTGACGAATTCTTTAATTTTAGGATCCCACAAATAAGGATAATGCTCACTTAGGTTAAGAATAGTATCTCCGGCTTGGAAATGAGCAAAGTCTTTATCTTCTACTCCCATAGCCTTTAATCTCTCTTGTTTTGCCTCTAAAGCCTTCTGATTCGCTTGAGATTGAATAATCCCCTCTTTCATTGAAAGATACTTATTTAGCTCTTTTTTACCCTTTTTAGTATAATTTGGGTTCGCTAGAACCTCTCTAAGCGATCTAAATATGTTCTGATGAATTAAGAATCGTGCAGTTTCTATATTTAATGGATTTACCATTGGATCTACTATCACGTCATAAATATCCAATGCGTCTATATCAAACTCATCGTTAAGGAAGTTTAATTTCTTAAAGGCTCTACCATAGAGCATAGTAGTTTTCTTGTCTTGAATATCTACTCCCTCATAATTAAGTCTATCAGCGTCTTCATCCCATCTCGCCTGTAAGAATAGCTCCTTCTGCATATCACCAGTCTTCTCTTTAAATGTTATGCTTGGTGGATCATCTATCTTACTTAAAATAGTCTTAATCGTTTCTTTCATTAAAGGAATATTAACCGCTTGTCTTTGAGTTAAACGATTTGTTCTTACTTTATTCCTATAAAGCTCATAGTTGTCGTCCCAATTCTCGTGTCTTCTTTCTTGAAAATCAAAAGCAACTGTCTTTTGCTTAACAAGTTTTTGCATTAAAGAATCCGAAAGCTCATTTCCCTTCGTTTCGTCTTTTTGTGCAGGGTTATAATATTGTACTGTTGGCATTTGTTTGTACGCTTTTCCCTTGAAAGAAAAGCGGGCTATCGCAAACTCTAACACAAAGTGTAGAATCTATGATAGCCCGCCGTTGTTGTTGGTAAGGGCTTATTGACTTATTATTCTATTATAACAAATCAAAAACAGTTGTCAATGCTTCTTATTATTATGACGAATGTAATTCGTTTTTGTTACACTTTCCATAAGGGATGAATTGCTTGTATCTCTCTCATATTTTTATCTTTATCAAAATGTAATATCATTTTACCAGGCCCAAATCTATGAACTTGTGCGTGAGCTAACCTAATAAAGTAGTCTTTAAGTTTCTCTGCTTCAATGGGAGAGATATTATCTAGCTCTATATTTATTATTGCTTTAGTTACTTGTGTGTCCATTAGTGTCCAACTTCAGGGTAATACGGATTTAAAGGTTTAGTTGCTTCGACTTGTTGTACTATTATTGGCTTATAAGAGAATATCGCATATCTTATAGCATCCATTAAATGATCGTTAAACTTCTCTGGCACGTCCTTAGATGCCTTTTCTTCCTCATCTTCGGGGTAATGATACATACTCACCTCAGATAGCGTTTCAGGACAAGTATTAAATATAAAGAATCTCTTCTCTCTTATTAATTGTTGAATATAACTTACACCACCCTTAACGTCTTTATTAGTCTCCATTACTGGTATAGAATCTCTCCGACACTCTTCTATTCTATCTGGCTCTGCTGGATCAGGATATACTTTATTAACCCTATGTTCTGTTAGTTTGTTCTTAATAACCTGTCGTATCTCTTCTGTGGTTCTCTCTGCCTTCTTCCACTCACTCGTAATATACCACACATTATCATAAAAATAACAAACTGCTATTGCTGCTGGATTTCTATAACCCCAATCAATTCCTATTATTCTAGCTTCAGCTTTTTTCATTATATCTCTGGGATCAATAATTTGTTCGTCTGGTATATCATAAACTAACCCAGTCATCTTCTTAAACTCTCCCATGTATCTCCTGGCAAACTCTTCTGGTCTTAATCTACGCATCTCTGCGTCATAAAACTCTTTTGAGAAATAAGGACTTTCTATTGATTTCCAGCTAAATAACGATAAACTCTTATCCTCTCCTTTATCCCAGGGTATATAGAAATCTCTATAAAGCCACTTTAAGTTATAAGGAGTAGTAGTAATGAGTCCCTGTCCACCAGTCATTGATACTCTTGACCTTAATACTGTCCAAGTAAGAACAGATGTCATACCTCCCTCGTCTAACCACCACCAGCTTAATGTCATTCCCTCTATTCCTAAAGGATTATCAGCTGACCTAATAAATACCTTTCCTCCTGTCGGGAGATCTATTACTCCTTTCTGCTCTTTGTGATACTTTCTTAATTCGGGAAATATCTCAAAGAACTTTGGCATTGTAGATTGCTGAAGTATTTTATAAGTAGGTGCTATGATTGCTCCATACTTACCAGGGCCAGGGAATTCCATTATCTTCTTTCCAGCCCAATGACAACCTAAGAATGTCTTACCAGACTGAACACCACAAATCACAGCTCCAAATTGTGTAGTAAAGTTAAATGCTGCAAATTGTTTAGGGAAGAACTTAACCGTCCTCTCTCTTGGATTTGTCATTATCTAATACAACTTTAATAATAAATGGTAGCTTATCTCCTTTTACTTCAACCTTCTCTGTTATCTTACCTAAAAGTCTATTAAGAATCTCTACTATAATTTTAGAATTACCACTCTCAATAGCTTTCTTAATAGCTTTTACTAACTTCTCTTTATCTGCCAATATCTCATCTTCAAAATACTCTTGAAATGATTCAGCTTGAATTGTAGCTTTGTTCTTAGCTCCCTTTGATCTTCCACCAGTTTTCTCTCGTCCTTTAGTGAATGGCATATTGCTCTAGTATAGATAGAATAGAATATAATAGATATACTATTACTACTCCTCCTACTAACTTTAGTAATTGAATTATTGTTTCTCCTTTACTCATACTCCTTTAACACCCAATAATTCTTATTAAGATAATGAGTTATAACCTTTCCCAGCTCTACGCCTGCTTTTATATTAGATCGTAATGTTGCTATCTCTTGATCTAAACCACCTTCTTTTCGTTGTCTTTTTTCTGACCACTCTCCCTCCATTTGTTCTTCCATTCTTGATACATCTAATTCAAGTGCGGCTAATATTGTATAAAGCTTTAATATCTCATTGGCTGTCTTTTCTAACTCCTTTCGTTCTTTTCTTCTATTGTCTCCATGTTTCATCTCAACTAACTCTTTAATCTTGGCTTCCCATATTTCTTTTCTTGCTGCGTTTATCTCATCCGCTAATTCTTTTGGCGATTGTCCTGGCTTTAATGTCCTAACAACATCTAATAGCCCTAATAAGTCTTTTGGTAGTTCAGCTTTTTGGAATAACTTCTCAATTTCGTCCTTTACTGCTCTTACATGTTCAGATGTTTTATCAAAGAGTTGTCTTATTCCCTCTTTAATTTCTACAAGAGTTGCTATTCTTACCTCGTGTTTCCACGTTTTCCTAACAATTAAGAATATCTCCATTTTTAGAAACTTCCTTTTTCTATAGTTTTGTCTAAGTCTTTTAATATATTTTAACATATTTTGTTATAAATTTACCTATTTCCCATTTAATACGTCTATAAAACGATGGACTCTCGTGGAATAATACATAACCTTTCTCATATATTAATCCACCACGTTCTCTTAATTGATAAAGTTGAATCTCTTTAATCGCATCTCTCGAAAGCATATCATCACTATCTAGTTTGGTGATAAGAACGAAAGGCTTGTCTAATTTTCCATCCATACTTATAAACGCCTATCTTAATTAATAATTGTAAAAACCATCGCTTTATTACTGCTTTACCCTCTCTTACTTCTCCCTCTATATCAGAGGGCGTTTCGACCTTGATACCAAAACCCCTTAAGATTTCAGTTCCTTGTTGCCAAGTAAATAGTTTTCCTCTAAATGGATGCCACCAATTTGTGCTGATGTTATTCTTGTGAACCAAATAACAATACATTCCATCGTTTAACTTCTCACAATCAAATAGATTTGGAATATCCTCGTGAGTTTTAAATCCTTTCATATACTCAACGTGCTTTTCTGCGTTTAAAAATGTTTCCATTGGATACATAATTGTATAAAATGGTGGGTTTGTTTCTGGATTCCACTCTGCCAATCTCTGTGTATTTGCGTTAAAAAGATACCCATCACCATGAGTAAGTGCTTTATTTTTCTCTGATTCGTGTTCTTGAATACACTCTACAGCTTTCTCGTGAGCCATATCATCAGAGCCAAGTATAGTTTCCCATATATATTCTTTTCCCTCACAAATCTCTCTTAAAGCGGGTAGTGTCTTAGTGAGTCTTTCTAATAGATTATCATTCTCATATTTATCGTCCCAGAACCCAATGCCGTGAAATGTAAATACAAACTTATAATCTATACTCTTTAAATATCTATACAACTCTTTTATTAAAGGCCTTTCTTTATCTACTTGCCTAAATGAAATCCAATGAACGAAGTTTTTGTTTGTTTGATTTAATAGGCTTTTAAGGGTGTAATTCTTAAATATCATTATCCTATAAGAAAGCCACTCATCGCTAAAACGATTACGATGTACTCCTAAACCCGTAAAGGGTGTCATTATAAAATGGACAAAGTTTTTATTCATACTTCTGCCGAGATAATATAGCCATCGTCTTTATAATTAATACCTGGCCATAATGCTCTTGGTATTTTTTTTAATTTAATATTCTTAAAACCGTTTTTCCTTAATAATACCTCATAATCTCTCATAGAATAACCTTTATATTTATATCTCCTATCTTTTACATCTGCCTTATCGTCATACTCCCACTCAACGTGTTCTTTTGGCTCATCGAAAACGTTTATTTCAATTAAGATAACCTCTTTTTTCGCAGATTTTTTAATGTTTTTTATAACTTGACCAATCTTCTCCTCGGGAATATACATTAATGTCGCAGCAAGAAAAACTATATCAAACTTTCTCTTAAATGGCTCATCTGTGTCTGTAATATCTTTAAGTTTTATTGTTGTGTTCGGAACTTTACTAGCTGATTCAGTCCTTGTTTCATCAATATCACATCCCCACATTTTCACTTCTGGATACTTTTCATTAATTGCCCTTAAATTATCACCCTGCCCACACCCCATTTCTAATATTGACTCAAATTCTCTTCCCTTTAAAGCAGTTAATATTATGTCTGTATATTTTTTCATCTAATACAAGTAATTATGTAACCAAAGTTAGCCCAAAGATTAACCGGCCACATTTCTGCTGTTATTTTAGATATTTGAACTCGCTTAAAATAGTGCTTGGCCAACAGTTTCTCATAATCATAAGCGTAATAAGAACGGTGATTGTCCCACCAGACAGCAAATCTATCAAACCACTTCGGAGAATGAAGCTCTATAAATATCATCCGGTTATATCCCACTCTACGAATTTCTCTTAAAACCCTATCAATTCTATTGGGTGGAATATACATCAGCATAGCGTGGGTTAAAACTAAGTCATAACTCTCTCCGTTAAAGGGTAAGTTTGTAGCGTTTCCAACCTTTAATTCTATTTCTCTCAAATCGTGTTCTTCTAAAAAGATTTCTCCCGACTCTCTCATTTCTTTTCTTCTTGGATTTTCGTCTTTATTATATTTTATAGTTCTGTCTATTTTAGGAAAAGTATGCTGTTTAAACTTCTCTTGAGCAATTTTAATAGCTTCTGCGTTAATATCACAACCAGCTACAACCGTATCTTTGAATTCTTTTTTAATATTAAACAAGTTAGCACCCGCACCACACCCTATCTCCAAAACGCTTCGGAATCTATTATAATTTCCTATTATTCTGATTATTTCTTTTCGCATTGGGTGATCCAGGTTCCAATAATGTGAATCCCAATCTATGTTGCGAGTAGTCCAAAATTTATCGTTCTTTGATAAAGTCATAATTGTTCACGTTCTTACGCCAAAACTCTCTGGCTATTAGATTGGGTTTCTCTCTTTTACACACCATCTCTAATAGACAGAGTAACTCCTCCTCAGTTTCATAATTCCAAATATGTGGATATTTTATTCGTGAAATTGGATATTGTCCCATTAAAACAGACTTCGCTAAAACCTCAGAAAATCCATCATGTTCGTTAAGTCTTAATCCACAATGATAACTCTTAATATCTTTATTAAATTGCTTATTTGATACCCTACCATGATAAATTATATTACATGGAGATTTTTGAATGTCTGTTCCATAAATATGAAATACAATATTGGGTAACGATGTTGCTATTTTTTCTACTATATTCCATCCATATTCATCTTCTCTACCCATATGACCCGTTATAAATACATGTGCTTTCTCTACCTTTGGAGGATAAAAACACACAGGAAAATCATTAATATCTTCTAAAAATGATGGCTTAATCTCTGAGTCAATCCCTTTCCACAATAATCCTGCTCTCTCAACGCCATTCTCGCAATAATGCTTTGCGTTTCTAAATAATAAATACCAAGGGAAAATGCTTTTTAATAATGTTTGAATATCACTCCCAGCCCAAACGATTGTCTTTTTACCTCTATGAATAAAATAGTGAAAATAATCTCCTATGTGATACATTCCAAAAAATACAATGGGTTTAAATATATCCCACGGAAAACAATATCGTTCTAATCCCCAAGTCTTTTCTGCCTTATCACGAAAATTGACTATTGATGAGGATACTCTTAGTTTCACGTTAATTGAATTGGTTTAATAATAAAGAATCCATCTCTTTCTTCTACTTTCTCGTCTGAAGCAATTAGTTCTTCAAAAAGCTTCTCTCCTGGCCTTGTTCCTATAATCTTAATTTCAATATCTTTACCAGACGTCCTGATAGTTTGTTTAGCTAAATCCATTATATTTATGGGTTGTCCCATATCCATAATAAGTATCTCGCCAGGTTGTCCTATTTCTGACGCTTTAATCACTAATCTACATGCTTGGCCCATACTCATAAAGAATCTTTTCATTTGAGGGTGGGTTACAGTTACTGGCCCTCCCTTTTCTATTTGTTTCTTCCATAAAGGAATAATACTACCTCTACTTACCAAGACGTTGCCAAACCTAACAGCAACATATCCAGCAGATTGACACATTCTCTCTCCCTCTTTCTTGGTTTGTCCCATTACACAAGTAGGATTAACAGCCTTATCGCTTGAAATAAATATAAACTTCTCAATATTATGTTTTAAAGAAATATCAATTAAGTTCCTTGTTCCTATTATGTTTGTTTTAAAAGCTTCTTTGGAAAACACCTCCATTAGTCCAACGTGTTTATACGCTGCTGCATGAAATACTATATCTGGCTTGTATTTTTCAAAAACTTCTTTAATTCGGTCTTTCTCTCGGATATTAGCCAGAATTGGAGTAACTAAATATTCTTGTATTAAATTAAAGAGTTCACTTTCGTTTTGGTCTAACGCTAAAATCTCCTTCGGATGAAGTTTAGATATTTCCCTTACTAATCCTGAGCCGATAGAACCAGCTGCACCAGTAATTAATACCCTTTTATTCTTCATGTTTTTTTATTTTACCATCTTTTAACCAATCTTTCAAGCCATTTTTAAATATAAATTGAGGTTTATAGCCCAATTCCTTCTTGGCTTTTGAAATATCATAAACAAAACGAAGTGGATCAACCGTTCTTAATGGTAATCTTTCAAATTCTTTATGATAACCAAAGAACTCTGCCATTACGTTAAACACCTCTTCTGTAGAAATCTCTTCTCCTGTACCGATGTTGTAAGATTCGTTAAGTTTCTTTGATTCTAAAGCTAAAAGGTTCGCCTGAACTATATCTTTAATATAAGTAAAGTCATTTGATTGTTTGCCACCATAAAGCTTAGGAGCCATTCCCCTATCCATTCTATCTATAAAACCTCCTATCGCACCATGTCCAATTTTACCTTCTCCGTAAAGATGAGCATATCGAAGTATAATATGTTTTACTAATTTTTCTTTCTTAATAATATATTCTCCGATGGCTTTTGAGCAACCATAAACAGAATTACCCCTAACCTGAAAGTCTTCTTTAATCGGAGGTTCTTCTTGAATGGGCATATAAACCGAACCAGTAGAAGCATAAACTAATCTCTCTACTCCCTTCCAAAGACACGCCTTAACCACGTTTTCTGTTCCCTTAATATTAGTTTCGTATGTTAGTAATGGGTCTTTATCTGCGTCTGAAAATCTTGCTATCGCAGCTAAATGTAAAACCTTATCGCCTTTTTTAATAGCACGCTTGAGTTGTCTAAAATCTCTTATATCTAGTCCACACTTAGTATCAAAGTTTAAAACTTCGTATCCCTTTTCTTTTAAAGCATCTATCGTGGGCGTTCCTACAAAACCAGAACCTCCGGTAACTATTACTTTACTCATATTTTTCTGCTGGGCTACCTCGCCATTTCTCGTTGGCTGGTATGCTTTTAGTTACTAAACTTCCTGCTCCGACAAAAACATTTTCACCTATTACAATGCCTGGTAGAATAATACAACCACCACCTATAACAGCTCCCTCTCCTACGATAGTTTCTTCAAGACTATCTGATGGTGGATATTTGTCATTTAAAAATGTAACTCTTGGGCCGATGAAAACATTATCTTCAATAATTACTCCTCGTGGAATAAAAGCAAAAGATTGAATATTACAATTCTCACCTATAATTCCCCCAATATCACAAAATGAACCAATCCTTGTTCCATCACCTATGTCGTAAGGATCATAAAAGTTATTATAAAACCATTGTTCATATTTTTTTTCCATAAAAGTCTTTGATTTTTTTAATTACATACTCGACCTCTTTATTTGAAAGATTTTCATTACAAGGAATTCTTAATGTTTCTGATTCATATTTTTGAGCAACGGGTAGTTTAGGATACTTAAACGCCAAAGGATATTCATTCTTTATGGTTTCTACACCATGCTCTTTAAGATAATCATAAAACCCATCTCTATTATTTGTTGATGATATAATAAAGTCTTGCCATACTCTACCTGGTTGATTATTAGGTAATCCAACATCTTTTAATTTTTTAAGATATATTTCAGCGATTTCTTTTCTTCTTTTTAAAATCTCGTCTATGTGATTAAACTTCACTAAAAGTAAGGCTGCTTGTAGGTTATCCATTCTTGAATTAATACCAAAACCCGAATTCTCGCCCTTAAAATGATTTCTCGCTTCTTTTACATAGTTATAAACTACCTGATTATTTGTTGTTAAGGCTCCATTGTCCCCAAACCCACCTAAAAGTTTAGCAGGATAAAAACTCCAAGCTTGAAATATACTCGTTGGGTTTTTAATTGCTCCTAATGCCTGACAAGCGTCTTCTATCACTATCATTGTCTTTGGTTTAGGAAATATCTCACCGGCAATATGAGCTACAATTCCAATTTGTCCTCCCACTTGGCTATTCAAATCATATAAAACAGGAGTATTTCCAGACGTTAATACAGCTCCTATCGTTGACTTAAAAGTATAACAAGGCGTTATTATTTCAGCTCTTTTTGCAATCGCACTCATTCCTAATGCTAATGCGTCTGTTCCAGAATTTAATGCTACTGCGTATTTAACTCCTACATATTCGGTAAGCTTCTTTTCAAACGCTTCTATGTCACCTCTTAATATTAAATCACCACCATTCATTACTCTGAAATAAGCTTCGTCATATTCTTTTTTATATTTTCGGTATCCTTTAGGATAATTTACGAAAGGGACTTTGAACATAAATTTTTATGAAATTTACTATGACACTTTTTACAAAGTGTAATTCCATTATTAATATTAAATCTTAATTCTAAGTATTTTGAAAAAGCAAAAATATGATGAGAATGTAATTTTATTCCTCCTCTTTTTAAACACAAGCGACACGTCCAATTATCTCTTGCGAAAACAGATTCACGCCATAAACGATACTCTATACTATTTCTTATTCTCATATTTTCTGATGTATTTCCATTTTTCCAAGCGTGTTGATTTTTTCTCATTATCTGACTTAATTTCTTCTTATGTTCCTCAGAAATTTTATGTCTTTTTTTAAATTGAGTATTTGGAGAAAAATGTTTTCCCTTATTTGCTATACTCATTTTCTTTTTACTTTCTTTTAGATGATGCTTTCCTTTCCGATTTTTAGCAAGTTTTTCAAGATGTAATTTTTGTTTTTCTGATTTCATAATTTTACAAACGCTGGTTTTTCATTTTGATAACTCTCTATTATTGACATTGCTACATCAATTGGAGTTTTGGGATAATACCTCTTTATGTTGGGTAAGTTTTTTAATAAGTCTTCTTCGTTTTCTTTTTCCCCAAGATTGTGGGTAAAACCAAGAAATCCACCAGAGCCAGTTCCTATTAGTTTTACATTGAGGTTATTATAACACACATCATCTCTAACTTGTTCATACGCTCTCATAAGCAAGAAAATAGCATTAGAATAACAATATGGTTTCTTTCCTGCGAGTGCTAATCCACAGGCTACTCCGATTATATTTTGTTCAGCGATTCCACAGTTAATAAATTGCTTTGGGAGTTTATCTCTAAACGGCTCAAGAAAGGAAAATCCTAAGTCTCCGGTTAAGAGTATTATTCTGTCATCTATTTCTGCGAGTTTAAGTAGTGATTTGACGAATGCTTTTCTCATAAAGTTCTTTAGTTAAATTTTTATAATGCCATTCTGTTTTATCTTCCATAAAAGATACCCCTTTTCCTTTAATGGTGTTAGCAATAATACAAATAGGTTTAAGAAACTCCCATTCAAAATCAGAATCTAAATAATATTCTAATTTTGTTAAATGATGCCCATCAAGTTCTATTACATTCCAATTAAAAGATTCCCACTTTTCATCTAATCTTTCTAAATTTAATACATCATTAGTTCTACCAAACGCCTGGTGTTTATTATAATCCACCACAACTACTAAATTATTTAATTTATGATGTGCGGCGAATAATATAGCTTCCCAGGTTGAACCCTCATCCATTTCCCCATCACTCATAAGACAATATACTTTTCTATTTCTATCTCCTAGGGCTAATCCTACGGATACTGATAATCCATGTCCTATACTACCAACTGAATGAATAACTCCTGGCACTTCTTTATGTGGTAATGGATAGCTTTTTAAATAACCAGCTACATCTTTTTCTGGAAAATATCCTTGTTCTGCGAAAATAGAATATAGTGCCGAAGCTCCACTTGCTTTTGAAAATAAAAAAACATCTTCTGGTTTCATCGCCTCAAAAATAGCTATTAAAATCTCTACACAACTCAAAGCACTTCCTATGTGACAGGCATTTGCAGAAAATGAAGCCTTAAGTATTCTCCTTCGTATCTTTTTAGCTAATTGAATATTCTCCATAATCCTGTAATTAGAATCTTAAAATCTAACACTAATGATTGTGTTTTTACATACTCTTTTTGAAGTCGGATTTTCATAGGTCTTATATTTTTCATATAAGTCATCTCTGGATCCTTACTTCCTCGTAATCTCTCACCCTCACTCATATTCTCAAGAGTAGCTAAATCAAGTAGTCCTGGCTTAACAGAAAGAATAATATCTCTTTCTTCTTTTAACATCATGTCAATATACATAGGAACTTCTGCTCGTGGCCCAATAAAGCTCATTTCTCCGATAAGAATATTGAATAATTGAAGTAATTCATCTATCTTCCATTTTCTTAACAACCCACCAATCTTTGTTATACGAGAATCGTCTGCTGGAGTAGATGATCCCCCAATCTTATCAGCGTTCATTACCATGGTTCTAAATTTAAACATTCTAAAGGGTTTTCCCAATAACCCTATTCTTGTTCCATAATATATTGGACTTTTTCCTATTAAAATCGCTACGATAATCATTATGGGTAACGTAAAGATTATTCCAATAATTGAAAGTATGATGTCTAATATGCGTTTGATTGTATAATATATTTTTTTCATTAATCTTTATGTATAAAATGATGACCTATTAAAATAATTATAGGAAATGTAAATGAACAGAATATTCCTAATAATAGAAGATAAACCCACCAATCTGATAAGCGAAAAATCATAGATAGGATTGCTAATATGGTTAAAGTTACTGCGAATAATTCTACTATCATTGTTTTAATTCTTTTAATAATCTATCTATCTTTTTCATAGTTTATTTGACTAGTAATTTTGTTAAGAATGCTTTACACCCATTTGATTGATTATCAAGGTTGTTGTCTTTTAACTTCCATTGAGCGACTAATTCTCGCCTATCATCATATCTTTTAACTCTTACTATTTCACCAGTAGCATCAACTCCCACACTCTTATTTCCAATAGCCAACAAAACATCAGCAAGACGGATAGGATGACTAATAATATAACCCTTAGCTCCACAATTTTCACATTGTTCTTGTTTTGCATTATTTTCATCAATCTGAGCAATAACAATACCATCACCATCACATTCTTTACAGAAAATTTTGTTTTTTACTATCTCAGGATTAGCTTCTTGTATTACTTCTTTTAGTTTATCTATGTTCATAGTTTGTTGATATAATTTTTTGCGATTTTTCTATATTTAGTCCAATCTTAGCTTTATTTTTTTAAGACTTATATCGTCTTTATCTTTTGTAAACCCCTTTTTAGCTCTTTGTAAACCCTTTTTATTCACTATCTTTTTCATAGTTTATTTTAGTTATTTAAAACAGTAAGGCACGCATCAATAAAAGCACACCTTTAAGCATAAGATACGCTACTGTTAGGTGTCCAATTATGTAAAATGTTTTTTCTTCTTTGTTCATATAACCTCTATAAGTTTAATTTAGTCTTGGGTATTTTTTATTAAAACCTCTCTTCTTTTGTTTGAGCAAAATTTACCTACAATTTTATCTTCTTCAAGCTTATCTACTAATTTGGCGGCTCTAATATATCCTATTCTTAATTTCCTTTGTAAAAATGAAGCTGAACATCTTTGATGTGAAATGGTAATTTTTTTAGCCCATTTGTATAGGGGGTCTTCTGACTTTAAGATTTCTTTTAATTCTTTCTCCATATATATTTATTTTAAGTTAGTTAGTTTAATTATTCGCACAACAACGCAGATTATGCGACTTAATAAGTTTTAGTGTTCCAAGTAATAAAATTATTTTCTTTTTTAGCAAAAATTAAGAAATAATATCTACCAAACCATCTTCTGTCTAAAACTATATGTATTTTCTGTAAATAAAATCCACTATCCTTAAATGTTTGGTATCTTTTTGGTGTCCAACTATTAAGAGCTTGATTGTTTATTAAAAACGCTATTCCTGTCTTAGCTATTGATAATGCTTTTTCAAAGAATTTCCAACTTTCGTGAAATGGTGGATTACCAATTACCCAATCTACTCGTTTATCCCACTTATAAAAATCACAACCTCTTTCTATTTCACACTCATATTTTTGAGCAACTCTTAAATTATTAAACCAAACATTATCACCAGAACCAGCATCTAAAAAAGTATCCTCTCTTTTCGTTGGAATTAAAGCTAATAAATCTTTAACCATTTGTTCGTTTGTATAATAGAAATTTTTAGGTCTTTTTTTCATAATTAAATGTCTCTTTACGCAGATTGTGCGTCTTATTTTAATTGCTCTATTATGTCTTGATAGTATTTTAAGGTTAAGTAGCTACCCTCTGGGCGATTTTTAGCCCTCTCTTCTAACCAATCTATCCAGTCTTGCCCTCTTTTCTCTATTATTTGTTGTTCAATCTTTTTAGCGTCTTGATGATGTAATACAAAGTGACATTTTTTACAAAGTGTGATGTGATTATCTTTATTATAGCGTAGGTGTCCATAACTCCCTTTAAAAAAATAGTGATGTCCTTGTAATCCAAAAATTGAACCACAAACCTCACAACACTCTTCTAAGTATTTCATAAACCATAACTTGTCCGCTTGTTTTCTTAATCTTTGTTTTTTTGTCATTATTTAGCTGGAGCATTAAAATATCGCCTGGCCTGACTTAATCCGTAAGTTCCTCCAAAATATAATCTCCATTCTGATCGTTCCATTCTACATTCTCTTAAAGCGTCTGTGGTTGAGTCAATCGTGACTTTATGATCGTTTAAATCTCTTTTTAAATTATAAATCTCAAGGCCTATATCGTGATTTAATTCAATAACTCTTACGAAAAGCCCTAAAAAAAGAAGCGTTGAGATAAAAAGTGTTAATGCAATTATTTTGAACATTTTTTTATTAAATTAATTATAAAATCTCCTATATCGTCTATTAAAACATAAAGCGAAAGAACTACTGCTATTGCTCCCGAGATTGAAAAAACTATGTTTGGGACTAAAATATAGAAAGCGTATTTGGTAAGAATTAGTCCGAAAAAGATCGCGATTGAGATTAGTGGGATTGTGTAGTTCATAACATTGGCACAGGTTGTGCTTTTATACGATTTTTAGCGATTTTAATATACTCTGAATTTAATTCTATTCCAAGATAGTTTCTTTTATATCTTTTAGCGACAACCCCCACAGTTCCACTTCCCATAAACGGATCTAAAACTATTCCTGCTTTAAATCCTTTTTTGCATTTACAATCTGTCCAACCAAGTGTATTGTATTTATTTTCTCCTTGAACTCCTGTTCTCGCAAAAGCTGCTGGCATATAATAAGGATCATTTTTATCTACACTATCTCTTGCCATTCCAGTATGAAGTTTGTGCTTTCTAATATTCACTAATTCTTTTTTTATTATTCTCTCTCTCGCAATTCCACACTTCTTACAAATCTCTTTAGGACAACTACTTAATATCATAGGAGTTATAAGTTTTTCAGGAAAGGTAGCAAAGTGAGCTTCTGAAAATGGTTGTGTGGCTATTTTCCACATATCTCCGGGGTTTTTGCCTAAAGAATTTAGTTGGACCATTTTATCGTTAGTATAACCCGTTATCTTTTTCTTTCCTTTTGATGTTGAATTCATCTCATTAACTGGATAATTACATCTTTCAATCGTATTTTGTTTATGCGGTTTCCTCACTGCATCTAAATCAAACCAATACTTCTTCCTCTTAACCAATATAAATACTGGCTCATAACTATTAGCAAATCTATCTTTTACTGAACTAGGCATATGATTGGGTTTGTGCCAGACTATTGTATTTCTTAATATCCAACCTTGTTGGTCTATTATTTTAAGAATTAAGCGATAATTTTGGAGCATTAGACACTTAGGTTGTAATAATCCTTTCTTTTTTCTTGGCGTGTTGTCTACTCCAGAGCATTTGGCTGAGCAAAATTTCTGTTGAGGATGTCCTGTAAACTCTTTATCGCATTGTTTACAAATCCTTTTTTTATTAGGCATTACCCAAACCTGTTTTCCTGTCGGTTTGTTGTCTTTATTCATTCCTTTTCCTGAAGAAGTATAAGCATCCCCGTGATTCCAGTACATAACTCCTGTTGGTTTTAAAACTCTTTTCAGCTCGGCCGTAATCTTTAAAAGTTTTTCAATAAATTCTTCTAAAGTAGATTCTAATCCAATTTGCCCATCAACTCCATAATCTCTCAATCCCCAATAAGGAGGACTCGTAATGATCGTATCTATAAAATCGTCTGAAAATGTTTTAAGAACTTCTAAAGTATCACCTTGAATTATTTGATTTACTTTCATTTTTAAATCTTATTATCTTTCAAAACCTGATAAAGTCCTCTTCCTAAACCTATAACCGTTTCTTCTTTTAAATCACCCGTAGAATTATAAATATAATCTATTGCGTGGATAATTTCATGTAAAAGTGTTTCAAAGATATAAGCTTCTGGCATTTTCTTTCCCCCATCGTCAACCTCTCTTAAATAAATCTTTTTACGAATTACGTCAGTAAAACCAAACCTATCAGTTCTTTCTGCGAACTCATAAGGATAAATTACATCCCAAATATATCCTCCTATTTTAAGTTTTTTTGGTATTTTCATTTTCTCTTATAATAATTTATTAAAGCTCTTTCTTTTTTTCTTTCTTGTTTGTGATCCCAACAACAAGTATATTGTATTTCAACATGAGATTTAAACCTCTTTCCACAGACTACACACTTTTGAGGATATTTCTTTTCTTTCACAATATGTTTATATTATTAGTAACGTAACGTAACGTATATATAATATTGTTGTTGTTGTAGCGGACATTTTGATAGGACATTAAGTTTATTTGTATTGGGGGTAAGTAGTGTAAAAGTCTGTGGAATAAGTGGAAAACCTTTGTGGATAAATTTTTATGCCTGCCACACTACCGTTTATTTTTATGCCCTAAGACTACTTGCTGCTAGGAATAGAACACAACATTAACGAGTAGTGTCGCAGAAAGAAATGCTAATTAATCTGAGATAACACCCTCATCAAAAGACTTAACTATATAACAAACATTAACGCTACCGTCTTGATTATCCATTATTTCTTTTTTTACAATACAACCCTTTATCGTAATTTCTATATCTTGTCCAAGTTCAAGTGGTTGTGGTCTTAATGGTATTCTACCCGCTATTTTAATTAAGACTTGATCAATATTCTTTTTCATACTTAACTCCTTTAAAGTGATTTAATGCGATTCTTATATGACGACATTGATGGCCTCTAATTCCAGCAATACAATCACATTTATATCCAGTTTTCTTGTGCCATGACACAACGTGGAAAGTTCCTTTATTTGATTTTGAAGGAACCCTCCACCGAAAGGTGGGTTTGGGTGGTATTCTATAAACTTTCATCTTCGTTAATAACTGGTATATCCTCTTCTTTTACTTCTTTGTTTGGAGAACAAAATCCTTCCTCTCCCTCAATCCAGTCAATGGCGGTTAAATAAATAACATTTCTCATTTTACCACTTACATTCTCTCTGTTTATCCAAACCTTTACTTTCTCCCCTTGCCATTCATTCGTTTCTTCACCAAAAACATCTATTAAATAATTCATTGTGGTTTGGTTAAAAGATAGATTCTTAACTCCATTCTTTGTTTCTACTTTAAAGACATGCCTATCTCCGTATTCCCCAGAAACTATTTCACCATCGTTTGCGATTATGATTATATCTTCGTTGTTAACGTCTTCTTTGGCCTTAACCCAATCTCCCTTAACGCTTATTTTCTTTTGAACTTTCATTTTTTTGTTTTATTAGTTATTTTTTGACCTTTACACGTTTTATGAAACCTACAATACTTCGCCTGCCAACTATCCTTTTCCGGCAAATCTAATAATGATATATCTTTCGATTTCCAAGCTTTATTCATAGAATTCAACCAAGACATCACCTCTTGCTCTAAACTCTCGTTAGAAAGCAAGACAGGATACTCTAACACCCTCATATCGTCCTTGCTGATGTAGATAATATTGCCTTTTTCTATCCCTAACAGCCTTAGATACATCCAGGTTTGATATTCGTGGTGTCTGTTAGCTCCCTCTCCCTTTTTGTCCATCCAAGAAAATGCCCTTGAATTTTTAGATTTAATCTCGTAAAGAACTCTATCTCCTTTGTATTTAATAATTACATCTGAATATCCACTAACTCCAAGTTTTTTATCCTCTACCCTCGTTTGTGTTTCAATCTTTACACCATCCTGGGAGCTAATTAAATCTACAACCCAGTCTTCTACTTTATTTCCTAGATCAAAGACTCTTAGGGTTCTATCGTCTATCTCTTTATCGGGCTTAACTCCTAGTCTCTCTAAGTAGGTTCCTCTCATACAACTCCCTATTTTTGAAATGTGCCAACTTGTTATCTCTTTTTTCTTTCGCTTTCTACTTCTAACGGCCTGGTTGATGATATTTTGTATAGGAATCATATTAAATCTTCTTTTTCATCACGAGTTAATTGTTCTTCATCTATCTCATGGTCGTCATAACACTCTCTATCTAATTCTCTCATCGCCATAACTCTGTCTGTTTCCTGTATCTCAAATACATTTTTGTTATAAACCTTTTTGTTTATTTGATTGATTGTTTTTTTTATTTCTTCCATAATTTTTCAAGGGTAGGAGCTATAAGAATGGTTGCCCAAAATTATAACCCCTACTCTGCAACCATTTAATTATCTTCTTTGTCACCATCGCCCTCGTTGTCCAACATAATCATGGTGTTGCGATCACGTTCTTTAATCTCATTCATTTCTCTGGCTTCTTCTTCATACTCTTTACAACCATCTAAGATTTTATTAGCTGCACTTCTTGCTCTTGTAATAAATTCGTTTGGTGATGCGTCTGTTATGTGTTTCATTCTATCTTCTGCTAAACTACTAGCGTCAGATAGGCCCTCAATAAGTTTTATATTAAGTTTCATAATTGTTTATATTAAGCTAATTACCTTTCGACCTTTGGATTTTCCTCTAATAGGAGAATGAATCGATAAATGACAACTTCTACAAAGAGATATTAGATTAGATGGATCGTTGTTATAATTATCTCCATCAACGTGATGGATTAGTATGGCTCCCTCTAAACACCTTTGACACTTAAAATTATCTCTCTGTAAAATTGATTGAAACAATACATCCAACCAATGATATTTTTTACAATTTTTTCTTCTATTAGGTTCAACGTATCCACTAATTAATTGATGAATTCTTTGACGGCTAACACCAAATAATTTACCAATCGACTGATATGACAATCCCCTTCTTTTTAGTCGCTTCATTTGTGTTATTCTCTTCATTATAGTTATTCTATCATAGCTCTTAACTATGTGTCAAGGGATTAAAAGTGGATAACTTTTCAACCAAAAAAAGAGCGGAAATCACTCTTTTATTTGATTAATTTCATTGCACAAATAGTAATCATCGCTGCTGAAAAGAAATATCCAGCACCCCATAATTGCCTTTTTAAAAGACAATCTATTGTTGCTCCGAAGTTAAGTATTATTATTGCTATTGTAAAGATTGGTGTATTCATAAAAAAAAGTAGAGAGAGAAACTAAGTGAACATTGTCCCCTTTCCATTTCCGTTGACTTTCTCCATCGTTTTATTGAGGGCTTCAGTTGCTTTCTTGGTATTGTCGTAAGACCAACCAAGTTCATCAGAAGTCATCTCTTCTTCATTAGCAATCTTTGTTAAGGAATTAAACTCTAACCAAGAATCAAGCATTGTCATAGCAGAATCTAAAGCGGTTTTCATCGCTAAAAGATTTCCTCTATCTTGAGCTGTGATTTTATCTGGATTTAATTCAGATGCAGTTCCTTGCATCATAAGATAGTCGTTATGAAGAATAGTTCCAAGATATGTCTTAACGGATTTAGTCATTTTTTTCACTCGTTCTCTCTCTTTTATGTCTTTACTCAATTCTATCACCTCCTTTGTGTGAATTTTGTAAAGTATTATCTAAGGTGCTACTTAATTCCCTTTCGCTAACCGATAACTTATATAAGTTGGATAATCAGATAGATTCTGACAGCCTTATCGGTTAGAGAAAAGAAACTAAGATAAAAAATAGAGAGGGTTTTAATTCGCCCTCTCTTTAAGGCGAACATTAGGTTGAGATATGAATATCCCATCTATCACCAAAGAACTTGATTTTAGCTACCCCACATTTCGTAGGATACATATTCTTTCTTTGTGCATAACTAGACTCATATTCGAGAAATCCACCAGTTAGACAGAAGTATTGTTTCTTCCTTTTAACTGTTCGAGAACGAATATCAAACTCTCTACGGTCGAGTGCTAAAGACATTAATTCGTGAGTATGTCCATAAAGATACAAATCGGCTGTAGTATGTTGAGCTGTTCTCATCGCAGCAGTAATCTTGGTGTGAGGATACCATGCACTTGAACTTCCATGTTGAGCGTGAATAATATAGTTATGTGATTGAACTCTCAATTTAACAAAACAAGAATATCCACCATATGGAACTTTTAATGCTTTGGCTAAAATCTTTGAAACACGAATTCCGGTTTGTTTCCAAATCCTTTCTTCGTGATTTCCATCCAGTACAACAATAATCTGCTCTCGAATAGGGTAAAGTATTTCCTCAAAGAAATCCAACTGATCTTGTGGAGTTATGACCTGTTCAACCCATCCAGCTCCTACGGAATGTCGTGAAGCTGCTTCCATTAAATCTCCCATCAAAATGACTAGGCTACCTGATTTTTTAATATAATCAATAGTCTTTAAAAACTTTTTGACATTACAGGTAGGAGAACCTAAGTGGACATCCCCAAGGGGAATCAACTTAACTTCTGCATCGGCTGATGAGTACGTTACAACTTGTACACCATCCTTTCTTCCCTTAAATATAGAGATGTCAACCATTCAGAATCACCTCCAAGGCGTAAATGGCATTTAGCGGGATAGCTGGAGTTATTTAACCGTTATAAGGATCACCTCCTTAGTGCTTAAACTCAACCATCCTTTCGCCTTCATTCGTGTAAAAGAACTTAAAATAAAAACCCTGAAATTGCCACTTCAAGGTTTGGATTCATCGTATCATATATAAAAAATTGTGGCAACTATCTATATATTAAATGATATAAAGAACTGTGTCAAGTTAATAATTATTTAATCCATTGCGAAATTATAAATAAGAAAATTGGAATAAGTATAGATGTTATTATTAATTTTCTATTAGCTTTAGTCTCTTCTTTAACGGCCCTAACTTCAGCTTTAATCTCTTTCTTAAAAGATTCAAAATGATTACCAACAAAATTATCAAACCGCTTTTCAAATGCTTTGAATTTTTCTTCTAGTCTTGCGATTGATACGTCTTGTTTATTATTTCTTTCTTTCATATTAAATAACTTCGTTAACTCTGGCCTTTAATTAAAAGCCAGAATTCAAGAAACTATTACTTATCTATTTATGGCTTTAGGCAGTTTATCAACAGTTCCTACTACCACAAAACTTAGTAATAATGTTTTTAAAGCTTCTACTACTTCTAGTGATAAAACACTTTCAGCTCCAAAAACTTTAAGAATAGCTATAATCACTAAAGCCCAAAATCTTCTACTGGATAAAAAATCTAATTTGTTTAACATATTTGTTTTCTAAGTTATCTAACTACCTCGACCTTTTAATTAAATTTAACATATTTATAAGAATTGCCTTAACGGCTCCAAGCCAATCATTGTGGATAGGCATAGCCCAATCAATAAAATTTAAAGGATTTACAATATTTCCACTTATCTTCATGGCCCAATGTAAGTGCGTTCCCTTATAAGGAGGTTTTGATCTACCCTCTATCGGAACTACTTTTCCACTAGACCTTACAAATCCACTATTACCCATTTGAGCTACTATTTGTCCTTGCTTTACCATACATCCTTCTTTAACAGGAAATACAGGAAGACAATGCCAATAGAAATGCTCAGTCGGACTAGATAAAGACTTCAATACAATACCATACCCCCTACTTAATTCTTCGTGACTCTCATCTATGGTTTCGGCTTTGATTATCTTATCTACCCAACAAGTTTCTGGACTCACTAAGAATGTTCCATAATCCCACGCCAAATCAACTGCCTTATGACCAGAATGAAATCCTTGCGAAAAATGAGTGATTTGTGCTTCTTTATATGGTTTGCATATTTTCATAATTTATGTTATAATTAATTAATGAATATCATATTGGGAATTCTCTTTATTTTTCTTTCTGTGTTGATGTTCCCTGATTTATAGCGGCACTAATCGCATTTAAAATAATTACTCTTTGAGCAGGAGCTAACTTTTGTAATAAAGGTGAGAGTTTTTGACCTGCCATTCCAAGTTGAGCTAATGATACGCCTGCTCCAGTAAGAAATGTAGTAGATTGCAATCCTCGTCTTAATGCAGCTCCAGCAAAAGCTCCAGGAATACCACCAACAGCACCGCCCAAACCTCCTCCAATTAAGTCTCCAAACGATATAAGAGTTCTGCCTTCACCTACTGTTATTTTTCTTAATAACGTATCTCTTAATCTAATTTCTTTAGATAAATGATCAAACCATACTCTTACTTCAGATGGAGATCTTTTTTTGACTGTTTCTCTTAAAGTATTCGTAAATGTTCTTAACACTTCTTTATTAAAAGTTAATTGACTTTTAAGAAAACCTCTGTCCCCAAGAGTTCTATCAAGACCTTGTCTAATTTTATTAGTATTAGGTAATCTAACTCTACTTTTACTTAATAAACCCTTGCTCTGTGGTGCAAGTTTTTTAACTATATCTAAAACTTCTTGTGTGGTAATACTACCACCCTGTTTATTGATTTCATTTGCAACTTGTTTAGCTATTTTTTTTGGAGAAACTGTTCCTCCTACTTTTGCTATTTTCTTCAAAATTTTATCATCTAATTCATTAATTGCCTTTTGAGAACCTTTCACAAGATTTTCTGCTGATCCTATTTTTTTATTTTTAACTACATAATCTGTTAAATCTTTTCTTCTTAAAAGTTCTGTTGGTTTTTGTTTAATAGCACTTTGAATAAATCTCTTAGGAAGTCGTTTTGTAATTGCTTTAAATATAGCACCAGCCCCCGCTGCCACTATTGGCAACGCTCCTCCAATAGCTGCTCCAGTAACTAATCTACTTGGAGTAACTTTACCTGTTTTAGCTAATTCTCTTGCACCAGTAAATGTAGCCCCAAGACCAGCTCCTGTTAATACTCTTTTTCCTAATCCCACTGGTGCTTTTGTTCCATACGTTGCTACTGTTAATCCTGCTTCAAGTGTTTTACCTATCACCTGTTGGGTTGTAATCATCTGTTCCTCTAATGCTTTTTCTTGCTTTTTAGATAAATTCATTTCTTTCATATTATCTCGTATAATTTTTTTCATTCTTCTTTTCCTTGCTCCTTCTGGTGTGTCTTTAAGCTTTTTAATTAACTTAGTCGTTAAATCAGCTAAACCACCCCTACTCTTAGCTACTTTTTCTTGTTCTTTAGTGGCTAATCCTGTTCCTACTGCCCTACCAATTAATCCTCCTTGCTCGTAAAGAGACTTTGCTCCTGTTATATCAGCTAAAAACCTTCCTGCTTTTTTGGGAAAACCCTCTTCTTTTTCTTGTATGGAGGATTGTTTTTGAGTAAACATTCTACCACCCCCTCCAATATTTTGTTGTTGTTGAAACATTCTGCCCATATTATTTCCAAAGTTCATTAGTAATCTCATAAACCAGATCGGCAATCTGCTTTTTTGTTAAGTCTGGATAATACGTCACTAATTCATCAATTAATTTTTCTCTACCAAATTCATAATCATAATCAGGAGCATATTTATTAATATCATCTTTTAAATCTGTCATTGGATCTCCAGTTACACCATCAGACTGAAACGCCTTACCATAATCAGTAATATAATCCTGACCAAGTCCAGAGGATCCTAATACATTATCTATTCTTCGAGTATATTCACTGTAAAGATTTTGATATGCTTTTTGAGAAGATCCTAATTTTGCTTGTAGTGTATTCAACATAAAGTTCCTTGCCTCTGTTGTTAAAAATCCAGAATTAGTAAAGATTCTTTTTGTTGTTAATCCAAAATTACTCAACAAAGCCATTGAATATGCTTGAACTGTCTTATATTCACCCTCTCTTACAACAGAGTTAGGATCCATTACTTTAGCAAAAGTATAAACCCTTCCTATATCATCTGTTGGATTTGATCCAATAGAACTGATAAAGTCAATATTTTGAGCAATCGTGTTGTATTCCTTAACTATCGCTTCATTATCAAATTGAGAAGCTATTCTGTCTGCTCTTGAAGCCTTTTGATAAGCAGTTAATTCATCCCCGCTAGTCTTTCCACTTACTCCAGTTCTAGCAACTCTTCCATCTTCATATATCCAAGCCCATTCACCAGTAGATAATTGTTTGAGTTGTCCTTTTGATTCTTCTTTTTGACTTTCAAGATACATCCACTTAAATTCCTCTCTCTCTACTTCACGAGCAGTCATTTCAGCTTCAACTTCCATTTCAGCTCTGTTAATATAGTATTCTAGCTCCTCTTTCGCCCATTTTCTTTCTTGAACAAAAGTATCTAATGCTCTCGTAGCTACGCCTTCAGCTTCTTCTTTCCCACGAGAATACATTGTATCTGCTAGGGTTAGTTGATTAACCAATCTATTTATCTTACTTTCAGCTGCATCTGCTACCCTTCTTACTCTCCCCACCCTTGATGCTTCTGATAACCAAGGGTTTTCATTAATATCTTCTGTAGCCTCATCTCTGTCTGCTTCGGCATCAGCTATCTTTATTCTTAAATCGTTTATTTCGGTTTTAAGACTACCTAAGTCGGATTCTTTATAAGCCGCAGAATAAATATCTTCAAATGTTTGTTCTGGACGTTCTTGAAATTTAGTTTCTAAATCATCTATCCCATACTTTTCATAAAGATCATCTCTTAACTCTTGTTCTGTTTTTAATCGTTCTTCTTCTTCAAGGTCTGGCCAAACATCAGCCGCATCACCCCCCGCTGGAGTAGTCGGAGTAGTTGGCGTGGCTGGCGTAGTTGAAGTAACCGGAGCAGCTGGAGTAACTGGTTGAACTGGAGTCGTAGTTTGAGATGGATCTGTTCCTGGTAGATTCAACGTCTGACCAGAATAAATCTTATTTGGATCTGTAATTTGTGGATTAGCCGCTATCAAGTCACTAACCGTAAAGCCCATTCTCATCGCTATAGCTGATAATGTATCACCTGGTTGAATTTTATAGCCCTGTGAGGCTGTGGGAGCTTGTGGTTGGACTTGAGGCTGAACTTGAGTGATAGATCCTGTAGGTGTTTGATAACCCGGTGCCTGTGTTAATGGTTTAGGTTGAGTTTGAGTTGTTGGTGTTTCATTTTCAGGAAGAGTTAAAATCTCACCTGGTTGTATTATATTAGGATCACCCGATTTATAACCCGTTATCTTTTTCCAATCCACACCTAATGTGTTTCCAATTTTTGACAAAGTGTCACCTGATTTTACTGTATAAGTTGCCATGTTAAAATTGATTTCTACTCCTTATGTCATCTTCCAAACCGCCACCTAAGACGTTCATTCTCTTAAACATAGGAGTATCTTTAGTTTGATATGTATGTGCTTTCTCTTTAATCCTTTCCCAAATACCGTCTAGGACTTCGAAAGCTTCTGACCTTTCTTTTGATGCTTGATTAGGATTCTTCATTTTCTCTGAACCAAGTGCTTTAGAAAATGCTAATTGAACTATTGCTTCATCTGCTTCTGGTTCAGCTGCAGTAAATACTGTAGAAGATGTAGTGCTAGCTACCGATCCTGAAACATGAACTTGAGCATATAAAGCTATCGATCCTCCAAAATCCTCAGCAAGATAATTTATATAGATTACCCTATTACGATCACTAAATATTTTCTCAGAACCACTAGGATAATCCTCTTTATATTTGAGGTAATCTTCAAATAATAATTTCTCATACCTTTTGTCATTAACCGTTAAATATCTAAGACTATCTGACTTTACATTTGTCGGATAATCATACTTTTCTCCTGACGATGTAATCTCTAATCTTCCCTCAAAGAATGGCCAGGAATGTCTAGCCGCAGCTTCTTCATAAGATGATTGAAGCCAACGCACTAACTCTGCTTGAGAGAATAGATCATTATTAGATATATCACCCCAATCTAAATTAAGTTTTGCACAAAACTCTTGAAATAAATTCATGTTATTTTATTAATTTCAGTTAATAATTCTTCCTTATAAACTAATAAGGCTTGTTTCTTTATAATTTCGTCTTTCAGTCCATTTATGGAATTTGTCAAAGCTTCTTTATCGACATGAGAAAGCTTTTTTTGACCTGTTAAAGTTTCTTTAACCTCGTATTTACTGTTGGATAGTTTTTTTATTGTGTATTTCATATTATTCTCCTATATTAATTAATACTTGTGTATCACTTATAGCAATACCTACTAACCTTGAATCAGCTGGTTCTGAATCTGTAATTTCTCCAGCCGTAGCTGATAAGAAATACATTTTACCAGGCGTTAAATTTGTAAATCCATCTAATAATCCAAAACATCTAATAATTCCTTCGCTTCCTTCAGCAATAGCTTCTGTGGCAAGTCCAATAAAATTCTCAGAAATTTCTCCTGCAGCAGCATCTGCTATTTTAACTTTAAAGTTTTCATTACCAGCAATGGTAAAACCTAAATCGTTTGTAGCGTGATTATCCCAAGAACTTCCACTATTACCAGAAGTATGTCTTTCTCCATCAGCATAAACACTACTACCTTTGTAATACCATAGAATATGTTGGGTTGTACTACCAGCACCAGGAACTCTTACAACAAAATAATATGTAACACCAGCTAATAATCTATAAGAAGGAATCGCAAATTCTTGTTCTTTAATACCTCCTGAAATATCGTTAGTTGATATATTTACAAATGTTAAATCTGCTCCCGTAAGACTTGAACGAATACTAAGGGTTGCTGTGCTAGCTCCTGTTCCTCCGTCATTTTCACAATACATTCCTACTTTTGTAATATTAATATCTTTGGTTACCTTAAAAGATTGTGCAGCCCAATTAACTCCCCAAATATCGTCTTTATTGGCACCATCATAATCAGATTGAACTACATCATCAGCTTCGCTAGAGGGAATATATACGGCATCTCTAATAGCAATATTCTCTCCAGCCTTTTTTGTAATATTTATTTCAGCAATATCGTGTTTATGAAGTGAAGTGGCTTCGCCATCTGTTAAATCTGTCCAATCTGTTCCAGTAAAATTAGCAGAATTTCTATCTGTTGCATGATAGTGTAAGGTTGAATCTCCTGTATCTGTTAAATCTGTTTTTTGAGCATCTGTTAAAATTCCCCACATAGAATCATAAATCTTTTTCCAGTTATCGTTAATCTCCATATATACACACGTGCTTCCTGTTGAATCCTCGTAAAGAACAATTTGTTCTAAGAAATTCTTTGCACTCAACGTAGGTACAGAATCAACGTGTTTCTTAATTCTTCGTAGTGTTTCTAAAAAAGAAATATAATCTTCCAATGTTGGAACTGTATTTAAAGTATCTTCTTTTGGAAGACCAATATCTTTAATAACGGTCTTTACCCCACCACTTTCCATTTTTTTATTTAATTCTGCTTCTGTAATCATATTGTTCTTCTATTATAAACAAGTGTTACTCCTGTAATATGTGGATTCATATAATCCATACTCTTAACAAAAACTTTCACTAAGAATTTTCTTCCTACGATTGATTTTTTAACTGGTATATATAATCTTTCATCTTTCATTTCGTCAGAAGTAATAGTTTTACTTCCTACTTTCTGGAATGGCATTATGCCTATTCTTTTAGTTGTTTCTGTTAAGTTTGAGAAATCAGAATCCATTGTCCATACTTCTGTTGCAGTACCAGCTCCGGTCATAGAAGCAATATGTCTTATCTCTCCAGCGTTTAAACCTTCTAATATAGTGATTTCATCTCCAATTTCAGCAACATTATAACCACTAACCGTTGCATCTACTGTTAATTCATCCTTACTTGTTGATGCAGTTTTAGTTTGTCCCCATCCCCATAGTTGACGCCTAAAGTTGTATAATTTCACATCTATAGCCCAATTTGGATTAGTATATGTATCATATTCATCTCTAGCAAAATGTAGATTTATAAAGATTCCTTCTGCTGTTTTCTTATAAGGCGATCCCTCACCAAACGCTTCGGTTATAAAATAAGATGGAGACGATGCCTGTAAAAGCTGTCCTATATATTCTTGATTAGGAGAAAGGGCTGTGTCGCCATATGATACATGCCTTCTTCTATTGCTACTTATAAATACCGCACCTGTAGTAGAATTAGTATAAGTATTAAATGTTGATAAGGGACAAAACTCCCACAATCCAGTTATTAAATTAAGAATATAAAATCCTCTTTTTTGACGATTATATCCAGTAACGGTAGAACTTCCCATTATTAAATAATTTCCATCAATAATCATTCCCGTTACAATTCTAGGCCCAAAGTTATGACCTGTATCTGCTAAATCTGGGGTATTATAGACTCTACTAATACTATATCCATTAGTTAAAATAAGCTTTCTACCAAGAGATACAACCCAAATTCCATCAAACTTAGCAATTCCATATATTTTACCCTCTGTCCATATCCATGGTGCAATAGCTCTATCTGCTCCAACATCCCAAAGCATTAATACTCCTCTATTATTAAAATTTGCTCCAATTAAAACTCCATTTCTACCTGCTTTTATATCAGCTACGTTAAAGTCACCTGGCATTGTGAATGCGGCTGCATTCCAAGAATCATCTGTAATATTTAAAAGAGCTACAGTTGAACCATTTCCAAATAACACCCAATCTTCATAAATATCTGATGCCCTATGAGTTGTTTGTGTGGGTGTTCCAAAGTCTTGAAACGTATCATACCAAACCGTTCCATCGTAAGAACCTAAATATCTTCTTTGTGGATATAACAATCTTTGACTACTAGAATGTCCTACGATAACTCCTTGTCCATCGGTTGTTACACTTGATGTATGGTCTAATGCCCAGTTTGACAATCCATCTTGAACTTTAAATATCTCACCACCATCATCTACCCCATAAATCTGTGGATCTGTTTCTAATCTTTCAGCAAACTCATTAATTAAATCTAAGCTAGCAACTGTGCTACTTCTTGCTCTTTCTAATATTCTCCATCCAGGTTGAATTCCTCCTCTAACCGAACGCATACCTCTTGAAAAATAATATTCACCAGGGTTATCTCCATCACCAAACCCTAAAAATCCTTTAACTTGTTCTAATTCTAACATTTAACTATCTACTTTAAATGATTTACCTCTAAAATAATATTTGTCCGACCTATTTAACTTGACCTTTTTAATGTTTATTTTACCTACAGCCCATTGAAATCGAAATCGCCACGCATCGTCCTCTTGTAAAACCATACATATTGAGTTTTTAAGCTGTCCCATTAGTTTTTTCATCTCTGGCTCGTCTTCAGCTTCCATTACTAAATCAAATACTCTAGCTATCTCTCTCACAGGCTCAGATAGCTTATTGTCTGGTATCTTATAAGGCAAACACTTCACAAGAGCTTCGATAATAAAATTCTTCATATATCTTTTAAGTGGCCCTAGTGGCCCATGAAGAACATGATGTCTTGGATGTGACCTTAGCCGATATTTCTCACCCTTTATCTCTAATTCTTTTGAGCCATCTTTAGCTATAAATGACCTAGCATACTCTCTTCCTTTCTTTTCTCCATATTGAACGTGTTCTTTTTGTTTACTAAATGGATTCCACATAAGTTTATGTCTTGATTAATCGGTTGTTCTGCCCCATAAATCTCGCGAACAACATTGAGTTTATGGGGCCGACTAATACAAGGATATTAGACTATTTACCTAATTAAGATTATGCGTAGCAAAATAGATATGCTCCACACTTCCTTCTTAGATTTAACACTTTGAACCCAAACAGATTTAGTCCTTGATAAAGTTTAGCAAACTGACTTTCGGCATCAATTACCCTTGACTCAGACCATTTGTGAGCAAAAGTAATAAATCCGATATGGTTGGCTAAAATCTTGTATCCGACTACAGCTGAATCGGCAGCACCACTTGGGTAGATAGGTTGAGCATCGGTTGAAAATCTATTATCTGAAACCATATGCACATCAAATCCAGCAACCCTTGAAACTAAACCATTTATCACAACTTCTTGATGATAAATAGCAATATCTGGGGTTAGATCAGATGCTTGAATCAACACATTCTGAAACCAAGGTGGAACGCTTAAATGTCTATTCTCTAAAGGAACGTCATCGTCATCAAGAGCTGTTTTCAAATCACAAATCAATGCGTAAACATTGGTTTTGGTAACTTGAGTAGCCATCATTCCTTCAATCTGACAACCGTTAGAATCACTACCTGTTTCAAGACAATCTGAATTGTCTTCAAAAGGGTATTTAATGTAATTCTTTGAGGCGTTAGGATGTTCTCCTAATGCACTCTGATCCCAGTTGACAAAATTAATAGCAGAAGAACTTGTTCTGGTAGTAATCTTAAACCAATTTGAATTAACATTACTAGACATTACTCTAAATCCTCTACCAATAATATCTACTGGAAAGTTGTCGTGTTCAGGTTTTCCTGTAGCATTACTCGTTAATGTAGCAGTACCATAGCTAGCAGCTGTGGTAATTTTTACATACGTTCCAGTATCACCAACTACGAAATTCCAAGTTCCACTTGAACCATGAGGAATACGATTACCAGCTCTTACTTCTTCGATATATGTTGATAAAAGACGAGTATCAACAGCTTTCTCAAGAGCTTTAGCAGCTCCCTCGATAAGTGTGCTGTCTTCATCTTCAACATAAGTGAATAATTTATCCACTCTATCAATATCAAAGTTGTAATACTTCTTTTGGTCAATAGTTAATTGAGCCTCAGTATCAACAGGATGCTGAACTGTCATGTCTGTTCCAACAGAATAATCTGTTAAATCAACGTCCTCTAAGAACATTAAGACATTAACTACATTACCAAATTTCTTGATTTCGCCTTCGTAATCTGTATTGGCAATTACAGGTGTAATAGCTCTGGCGTAAAATTTCCTTAAAGTGTTTCGAGCAAATTGCTCTCCGTAATTACTTAAAGCCATTTTTATTTTTCGTTTTTATCTCCCTCAGCGACCTATTTCCTATTTTGTAGGAATCTTTTTCAATTTGCCTTCTTTAATAAGTTGGAAATATCGTCTAGGATCTTCATTCCTTAGTGTCGCAATATCTGCCAAACTCATCTCAGAAGGTGGAACCTTTCTACCCGCTGTTGGTTTCTCTAAACCTGGACGCTTTGGAGGTTTTTCTGGTTCTTCGGGAGCCTTACCCTTAAAAAGAAATGATTGTGCAAGTATCTTCAGATTTTTTATCTCAGGATTTTCATAAGCAAACTTTTTGAATTCGTCTTCTTTTAAAGAAGTGAATTCTGGTTGTGCTTTAAGAGATTTAAAATCTCTCTCCCAAGCTTTATCTTCCTCAAGCACTCTCAACCTCTTTTTCACAGATTCTGACTCTCGCAACCTATTCCTCTCGCCCTCATCTAGAAAGTTCCAATCTGGGTATTGTATGGAAAGTTCCTCATCAGAAGGAGCTATATTAGCTTTCACTAATTGAACTTCAAGTTCTTTGATTTTCTCTTTGTCCTGTTTGGACTCATCTTGAATCCGCTGGACTTCTCGAGAAGAATCGGTGAACTTCTTTTTATAATCTACTGGAGTTGGTGGAAGTTTATCATCAACTTCAGGAGTTTTTTTAGAAGGTTGTTTTCCTTCTTCCGTCCCTTCCTTAGGAAGAGTGGGAGTTTGAGTTTCCTCGTTCCCCTTTTTACCCTTTTCTTCGGGGTTTGGACTAAGCTTCTCAGCCATATTTTTGCCGTCTTAATTAATCAATTATCTAATATCGATATTTAGACAATCAACTTATAAGGTTTGGCGGTTATTTAAACTCTTTTTAATTGGTCTATTATGTTATCTAACTGACCATGTCTATGTATGTCGTACTCTATAAGTACCTCTCTTGCTATAATTAATCTTTCTAATTTAATCTCGTGATCAGTTTTAACTTTTGGTACCTCTTTAACTTTTTCTACTTTTATTACTTTTACTTTTTTTAGTACCTTTTTTATTTCCTTTACCATTTTATTTCTTTGTCTTATTTTGATACCGACCTTTATTTATATTTTATATTGTTCTTTAATTTGTTTTTCTTCCCGCTTTGGCTTTTGTAAAAAATCAAGAAGTTTTTGTATTAAGAATGTCTGATGCCATAAAAAGTCTTTTTTCTTTTGAGAATCATCAGGATTAAAGACATTAATCGTTTTAACTAATTCTTCTTGTAAAAACTCTTCCCAGTCTTTAATAGTAATGGGCTTGGCTCGTTCTTTCAAATCATTTATTATCTTATTATAAGTCGCCCTTTCTTCTATGGTTAATTGAGTAACGTCTTTTACCCCTGCTCTTTTAAGTATTTTTTCTATTATTGTATTCATATTATCTTGGCCAAATTATCATACTATTATTTGATATTATGTCTTGTATGGCCTCACTTGGTGAAGCACTTGGACTTACCGATGGGCTTAAACTTGGAGAAGGACTCACACTCGGAGACACAGAAGGAGAGACAGACGGTGAAGGACTAACTGACGGTGAAGGACTTTCAGATGGGCTTAAACTCGGACTCGGAGACACTGAGGGTGACGGTGATTCACTCGGACTTAAACTAGGTGAAGGACTTACTGATGGAGAGGGACTTTCACTCGGACTGACACTTGGAGATGGTGAAACCGAAGGAGATGGCGACTCTGACGGTGAGACTGAAGGACTAGGACTTATAGATGGAGATGGACTCTCAGAAGGTGATACAGATGGTGAGGGTGAAACACTCGGACTAGGGCTTTCTGAAGGACTAAGAGAAGGAGAGGGTGATACTGAAGGACTAGGAGATGCAGACGGTGACAAACTCGGTGAAGGACTCTCACTTGGTGAAAGACTCGCACTTGCTCCTACCGTAACTTCCCAATAATCAGTTTGTAAATTAGTTTCTAAAGGTGCTGACGGACTGACACTTGGACTAACACTCGGAGACAGAGATGGGCTTGGTGATACAGAGGGTGATGGGCTTTCTGACGGACTTAAACTTGGAGAGGGACTAACTGAAGGACTAGGTGATTCACTTGGAGATAGTGATGGACTAGGGCTTTCTGAAGGTGATACTGATGGCGACAATGAGGGACTAGGAGATTCAGAGGGACTAACTGAAGGGCTAGGAGAAACGGAAGGACTTGGACTAGCTGACGGTGATAGAGAGGGTGAAGGTGAAACAGAGGGACTAGGAGATTCAGAGGGAGATATAGAAGGAGATGGTGAGACTGAAGGACTCGGGCTTTCGCTTGGTGATAAAGATGGACTGGGAGATACAGAGGGTGAAGGCGACTCAGAAGGTGATAACGATGGACTAGGCGATACAGATGGGCTTGGAGATTCTGAAGGTGAAACTGATGGACTTGGACTCACAGAAGGAGAAGGACTTACTGAAGGGCTAGGACTCTCAGAAGGACTTAAGCTGGGTGAAGGACTAACGGAGGGTGAAGGTGATTCCGAAGGAGACAAAGAAGGACTTGGGCTTACTGATGGGCTGGGACTCTCTGATGGTGATAAGGAAGGACTCGGACTAACTGACGGGGATGGAGATTCAGACGGAGATACACTCGGACTTGGGCTTACTGAGGGTGAAGGCGATTCTGAAGGTGAAATTGAGGGTGAAGGCGATACAGATGGTGAAGGACTTACTGAAGGGGATACCGATGGACTAGGACTAACTGAAGGTGATGGGGATTCGGATGGACTTAAGCTTGGTGAAACTCCTGCTTCAAGAAAGGTAATTGTATTAGGAAACTCTATCCAAGGATTATATGCATTAGTATCTGTATTATTTTCTGGTAAATCAGTTCCACTATCATCTCCTACACTTATACTTCCAGCGTGGTCTTGGTTGTTACCAGGGTCTCCAGATAATCCTAATTCTACAACTATCCTATCTCCCTCTTGAGCTTCTACCGATGATACCGAAGTGTCTAAAGTTCTATTTGTTAATGTTGTTGTAAGTTCAGTAATATTTAATATATTAAATGTTTTAAGTGTTCCTCTAAGAGTTGAACCATCGTTTGAAAAAACCCTTATAGAACCATAAAACTTTAAATTATTAACAGAACTAGCTTCTAACCCTCTAATCTGTCCCTCTACTATTTGAGCTCCTATTGTTTGTTCTGCTAGTGGAGCTGAAACCCATTGTCTAAAAAGAATATCTTTATAAGTATCATCGTCATCATCGGGGAAAGCCACCGTTGTCATCAAAGAATCAATCTTCGTTGTAACCATCGCCAACCTTACTCCGATAGTAACATCATCCCAGTTTGAATCATAATTTGGAGAAACTGCCGCTGCTCCTGTTGATGGTAAATAAAATCTTGTTGCCATTAGACATCCTCCTGATAAACCCTACAAGCTATGACATTACTGCCATCCTTATAGTTGGTTAAATCGGGTATATTAGCTGTTAATATAAAATCTTCATCTTCGTCTGTAAAATTATCTGAATCAACGGTTTCCCATGCCGGGGTAATCCTATTATATATTTGTAAAGTTACTGTACTTAAAATTGGTGGGCAATTTGTCTGACCCTCCCACTCTAGTGTGCAACTATTTGCACTTACATAATCTTTAAATAAAAATATAGCATATTCGTTTGTAGCTGTTTGATCTACTCTTACTTCATTTTTTGTATCTACATCTAAATAGTCTTGTGGAATAAAATCTGTTTCTAAGTTTGTATCATCTGCCGGTAATACGTTTTCATCTCCTCTTGTATATCCTTCCCATCCTGGACTTGGCGATTCTGATGGACTGGCTGATGGGCTTAAACTGGGACTGGGTGATTCTGAAGGACTAAGAGACGGAGAAGGACTTACTGATGGAGAAGGGCTTTCAGATGGAGATACAGACGGTGAAGGTGAAACACTTGGAGAAGGTGAAGTTGATGGACTTAGACTTGGAGATGGAGACACACTTGGAGAGGGAGATTCTGAAGGAGATAAACTAGGTGAAGGAGAGACACTAGGACTGGGTGATTCTGAAGGCGAAAGACTTGGACTAGGAGATACACTCGGGCTTGGGGATTCAGAAGGGCTAACAGAAGGTGACGGAGATACTGATGGCGAAGGACTTTCGGAAGGCGAGAGACTTGGAGATGGGCTTACAGATGGAGACGGTGAAGCTGAAGGTGAAAGACTGGGACTAGGAGAAACTGACGGTGATGGTGATGCTGAGGGGGATAAACTCGGACTTGGACTTGTACTCGGACTTGGTGATACTGAAGGACTTAAAGAGGGGGATGGTGATACAGATGGAGATAATGAGGATGAAGGGCCTGCAGATGGTGTATAGGTAGCATAAAGAGAATAATCCCTTGCTCCACTTGTTGGAGTTTCTGTCCACGGGTCCTCTGCTTTAAGTGTTGCATATGAACCACTATCATAGATAGATTCTGCATATCTATTTCTGGAAGTTATTGAATTATAATAAAAGAATAATCGCTGGCTGCCAGATATTGTCCATCCATCCGCAAGAGCGGCAAGAACAATGTTATCTACTGGCAAGGGTTCACTTGCTCCATTTATCTGATACCAAGATTTAATTGTAGTTATGCTTTTTGAAGCTTCACACGCAGCAATTCTATCGTGAGAACTGGGAGCAGCACTATCTTCGGTATACAAAGCAAGATATACATCAACAGTATCAGTACTGGTTTGCAAAGCGAAACTGGCGTGCATACTATCAAGAGTTCCTGCTGTTCCAAGAGCAAAAGTATTTCCAAATTGAGATGATTGAGTACTACCCTGAGAAAGCGTAGCACCACTTCCACCAGCAGTATTGTACCCCAAAATATCATTAGCTTTAATAGGATAAATCGCATTATCTAAAAAATCTTGTGGAATAATTACATTATAAGTTCCTATTTCTGCATCAATTTCTAATTCTCCCCAAGTTTCTTTTCCATCTGTATCTATTAAATGTGGTCTAAAAATAAATCCAGCTTGCCCTGTTCTATATTTTTTGCCATATTTGTTGTTCCAAAGACCTTTAGTCTTATGATAAACAGCATATCCCCCAACTACATTTTCTGGTCTTATACAACCTTCATCTATTTCTTCCTGTGTTAGTTCTGGCTGATAATGAAAATCTAATCCTTTAGTCTGTATAGAAAACTCTACCTTATTCGTAGATGGCTTTTCTTTTAAATACCAAACCATTTTATGACCCCCTTCCCCTTCAGTAAAACCGTAATACTCAATCTTTACGTTGTCTTTTTCCCAAACTATCTTTTCTTTATCAAAACTAACCTGAGCTTTGTCATATTCCGTGTCTTTTAAACGAACTGAAAAATTAACCTCGTTGTCCCACCGCATCATTTTCAACTGCGGATAGAACTCTGTATCTTTCGTATCTCCTATTTCAACCTGAATCCTATCTTTCGGGTCATCTTTGGCAATGTGAACCAAAGCATTATTATCAATGGTATATTTATCCTTTATCTCGTCCGATAAGTCTTGTGTTGTTATTATTGGCATCTAATTTATCTATATCTTCCTGCGTCCATCCTGGAACTGGCATAAACTTTTTAATTAACCAGCTTAAAGGATGAACCGCTTTATTAAATTTATTGTTAAAAAAGAATTCTTTTGCTAAAACCCTATTTTCTTTAACTTTTCTATCTTTCAATGGGTAAGGAAACCCGAAATCTCCTCCTTGACTCCTAAACATATGTCCATACCAGGTTTTGTGGGATACTACTACCCTTCCTCCAGATAACCACGTCTTAACTCCCACCTCTATTCCTTGTGAACCCCAGCTTCCAAACCATTCATCGCAGATATTAAGCTCAAACCATTTCTTCCGGGTAAGCATAAAGAAGGAACCCTGTAAAGACATACTACTCGTTAACTGTGTTTCTTTTAAATCTTTCTTATATTCTGCTCTTTTCCTATAATCTCTGAAATAAGCAAATTTAGGTTCGGTGGTAAAGGTATAGCTATCTGACTGAGGATTATTCTTTCCTATCCATTTAAAATCTCTATGTTCTTTTCCTCCACACTCCCGACAAACTCCTGAACGACCCTGGTATCTACGATGTCCTTTCTCACAAACCCAATCAAAAGCATGAAGATTTCTCATAACAGGCACCATAGTCCAATCGTCTTTCATATCATCCATTAGTTTTACATCAAATCCTTCGTCAAACCCACAATGAGCATCGCACTTGGCTACATATTTAGCGTCTGATAATGATACTGCTTTATTACATCCTGCTCTTTGTCCTATGCTTTCTGAATAATGTACTAATACTACCCTCGGATCATCTTTAACGGGTGGGTCAGCCCAAGCACCGTCTAATAAGGCAATTACCTGTGTCTTTCCTCTAATTTTATCAAGAATATCATCTATCGTTCTA